CTCCTATCGGATGGATAGCAAGTCATAGAATGCATCACGCTTATTCTGATGGACCAAGAGATCCTCACTCTGCTAAACACGTCGGTTTCTGGAAAGTTTTATTTACAACATGGAACATAGATAAAATACCCAGTAAATTTGCTCGTGATCTATTTAAGAATCCAAGACTTCGATTTTTTCATAAACATCACGGAAAAATATTAATTGCACACAATGTAATAGCATTCATAATAAGTCCGTATTTTTGGATTGCATATGCGTTAGTTCCGTTTATTTTTGCTAAAATAGGTTTTGGTTTATTAAATACAATCGGCCATAAAACAGATGGCGGAGTAAATGTTCCTTGGCTAAATTTTTTTATTGCCGGTGAAGGTTATCACAGAGAGCATCATAAAGATTCAAAAAAAGTTAGACTGCACAAGTATGACACCGGTGGATGGCTAGCAGAGAGGTTATTCAAATGAGCTCATGGAAAAAGAGAAATGAACTCCCAGTTTTAGCTAAGTTAGATATAAAGATAGATATTGATAGACTAAAACAGGAGTTAAAAGAATTTGAAGCTGGAAAAGTTTGGGATGGTCTGGCTTTTGATTATGGTTACATGTGCGAAACGCATACTAAACTTCCAAAAATGTTTTTCAACGAAGATGAATTGCAATCTGTTAATTGTATCACAGAATTAGATTGGGAATCTGCTAGCTATCAACAATTAAGCCTTGTTGAGTTTGATGAAACGTTTGACCTTTCACAAAGAGAACAAAAATCTGGCACTATTTGGGATAAAAGAATTGCTAAGGGTAAACCTCAGGCAGATGAAAGATGGTATCGTAAAATTAAAGACGATGTTCCACAATATATGAGAGAAATATATGACATGTTTCCGGGTGCCCATAGATCTCGTTTTGCAAGATTAATGCCAAACGGTAATATTAAACCGCATATTGACTATGATACGCAATACGGTATACGGCTACATATTGCTCTAGAAACAAATGATAAATGTTATAATGGAGGCTTTGATAAAGATGGGAACGAAATTAAATATCATATTCCAGCCGATGGTTCTGTTTGGTTTATTAATCCAGGTTACAAACATTATGCCGTTAATGACGGATCAACACCGAGAGATCATTTAATTATTAGTGTCGATAGCCAAGATTTAATTATAGATCATCTGAATAAACATGATTAAGCCGCATCTTTGGTCCAAATCTATTAACTGCATAGGCGAGATTTATTGGTGGCTAAAGTGTGTAGAAGCCGGTAAAGATTACCATAGTTATGAAACATTGGAAGACGTAATAATTGATCTTACGTTGTGTGAGGATGATAATGCACAAACTAAAAATTGAAACATTAAACCGCGGAAATATAGAATTATCATTTCAAAACTTTAGTAGATTTGTATGGGTTGCTGGACATCAACTTGGAATTATTCGTGGATATGTAGATGATCCAGAAGAATATTGTAATACAGTATCTAAGACTGTATCAAATAGATTTCAACAAAGAGAAAGCTTAGGGGCGTTTGATAATTTAAATAGTGAATCTATTATTCTTGACATTGGATCTGGTGTTGGAATAATTGATATTGTATTACATAAATATTTAGACGGTGGTAATTTCATTTTAGTAGATGAATCAATCGTAGATCATAATCACGTAGTTTCTCATTGGAGCGACACTCATGGATTTTATAACGATTGGAATTTATTTAAAGATATTGCAATAAACAGTGGTATTGATATGGCCAATTTTACTTTGCAATCGCCTGGTGTAAAATGGCCAGAAAAAATCGATTTGATAATGTCTAGTCAAAGCTATTTATGGCATTATCCACTAAATGTTTATCTCGACGAATTATTAGATCATCCAAATTCGTCGCTATTATTTGATATATTAAATAGACCTGAAAATAATATGGAAAGATTAAACATACTCCGAGAATATGAATGTGAATATATTGCTATGAAACCGTTTTTATTTCACTGGTTTGAAAACGAGTTATTATTAGATGAAAATAATAGTGCTGGAAAAATATGCTATTGGAAGTAGATAGATATTACAGATTCATCGATATAGACAATTTAAATGTAATACAAAATAAAGTTTTATCACTTATAACAGATATAAGTGTATCAGGATCTATGTTGTTAACATTTACAAATCGTCACGATAAAAATTTATTTAATGATATAGCATCAATCAAAGAAATAAATGAATTTTTGATTAAACATAACTTATCCGAGTATATAATGGATTACGTTGTTGGTATACTTAATCCAGATCAAACAATGGATATACACTCAGATCCTTTATATACAGATCCAGCTACTTTAAAAACTTCAAACAGACAGCGTGTTTTAATACCTATAAAAAACTGTGAAAACACTACTACCTCATTTTATATTTCAAAGGAAAAACCTGAACTGAGATACGCTAATGACGCTAATGGTGGGTTGTTACCTTACGATTATTATTCTGAAGAAAAATGCGAATTGCTTGCAGAATTCAAATTAACAAATCCAGCTTTAATTACAACTGATGTATTACACGGTGTTAAAAACAACACAGACAGTCCTAGAATCAATCTCTGGATAATATTTTCAAACGAAGTAAATTTGGAAGATCATTTATGGAAAATTGGAAATATTTAGAAATACCTAATTACGATATCATACGAAACAAGTTAGAAAAAATAATACAAAAGTATAAGCATCTATTAAAACACGGTGTATTGATAATCAATCGAGAAACACCAGAGCTTGTTGCAGACATTACTATGATAGAAGAACTAATGGATTTTTTAGAAAATAAAAAATGGTTAAGATATGTCCACGAATACTCATTAGTTGTAATTGAACCAAATAAAGAATATGGTATACACATAGATGGTAATGCTATTGCACCTTATATAAGCAGACACAGAGTTCTTTTACCAGTTACATTAAACGAAGGTGTTTACACAAGATTTTGGAAAACAAACGGAGAACCTTGTAAAATACATTACGTTTCAGCTGATGGTGTGAAACAAGAATTATTAGAATATGATAAACGAATATGTGAAGAAATAGACAGATACGAGTTAACTAAACCGGTCGTCATGGATTCAATAGTTCCTCATAGCGTTGATACCAATTTTTATCCTAGTATTAGGATAGCCATAGGAATAAATTTCAATAGAAATATAAATATAGAAAAATAATATTTAAGAGGTCTGGGATGGCTAAGCATTACGTAACAGTCACAGCTAACAATTTACCTACAATGCAAACAAGTGTGTTAAATGTATTACCGACTGATATGAAAACAACTGCAGGTTTTACTTTTTTAAATAGACTTGCCAACACTGCAATTTATGATAGTGTTAAAGCAGAAGTTGCTAGCTTTTTGAACGATGAAGGAGTTGCTAACTCGGTATCTGATATAGCGTTATATGTAATGAATGGTAATTCAACGTTTGACATTCATACTAATATAATAGTTACTGACTTTAATCCGGCAAGATATATTATACCTTTAGAAAATTGCGACAACGTGTATTATGATTTCTATTCATCTAATACTACGCCAACCACAGTAGATATTTTATTAAGTGATGGATTAAATTCTTATCAAAAATACGAAGCTAATAATTGTGTGTTTCTAGAATCGGCTCAGTTTAATTCAGTATTATTGACAAACACTATCGCACCTTATGCGCCAAGAAATGCTGGAGCCAATACCGCCATTTGTTTAAGTATTTTTCTTGACGGTACACCAAATTTATCTGCTAGTATTCCCGATTATGTCTAGTTTTTTATCAGTCAATTCTATGGCAAAAAATTCTTGCATACAGTGATTGTATTCGTGCAAGCCTCTATATTTTAAACTACGAATAAGTTGAATATTACCGGTTTGGGTAGCAATACCCGAACCGTCTTTTAGCTTTTTGCACAGCGTTTTTAATCTAGGTTCATGCGGAAATATTGTAATGAATACTCCAAGTTTATAACTTATTTCGGCATATTCGATTAATCTATCCAATAAACCATCTGGCCAAAATAAACGTGAAGGATATTGTTTAGCATATTTCCTTAACCCAAAATGATAAACCGCGCCTTTAATCCAATCTCCAATAATAACAGCTCCACTAATACATGTTATATTCCCATCTTCTCCATAATGGCAGTCAATATGATCGAAGTCTGTTTCATTCCACTTGATATCTGTGAATCTCCAAATATCTTCTTTGCGGTGTGCATCTGAATTCATTACTTGTTCATAAGAATAATTTAAATATTCCTTGTTACCACCGCATTCCTCAATTGCACTTATTCTGAATTTAGTTATATCAGGATGATGCTTATTGAATTGACGTAAGTATTTTGGCAAAGTATTCATCTTTTATTTGTTTGCGTTTTTTGATTGCTGCTATAACTGTATCAGGGTCGTCTTGTCTCATATGAAGAATTTGATCCTTTGTGTACCCTAGATTAATCATCCTATTATAATTCAAGAACATAGTTAAACTAAATTTTTTATGGGCATTCCTTGGGTCCATATAAAAATTATCTACAATTTGATCTGCTTCATACACGTCAAAGAATTCGCCTTTCCATTTATAAAACTCATCTTCACCATATTCCATATCATATTTTTCAGCATCCATTTCCATTTTTGAAACGTTGTTATATTGCCATCCACGTTTGCCTTTAATGAATCCCCAATTTCTCATTTGTTCAGCAGTATGTAAACCACTGTCAATTGCAGGGTAAAGCTGTGATAAGTATAATCTATTTACGGAAAAACCATGTAATGGAACATCAGGTCTATGCAACCAATCAAATGTTTTTTCTAAACTTGCTTGATCTTCATGAGGTAAACCTACTAAGAAATTTGCAGAAGTAAATACGTCATCACCCCAAGCTTCTTCTAATCGATATAAACAATCTTTTAGTTTTTCCGGATCTGCGCCTTTGCCTATTGCTCGACCTGCTTGTCTATTAAAAGTTTCAATACCAAAGTTTGCTGATGTAAGACCCATCTCATGAAGTTTAGTTATCATGTCTGGATTTGCTGCAATAATATCTAACCTCAAGTGACAACTTAATCTAGGTTTAAACGGTAAAGAAGTAAATACCTCGTGTAAGTAATCAACTTTCATCATACTGTCGTTTACAGTATCATCAGCTACCATATATCCAACAGTACCAAACTTTTCATAGTTGTAAATTAATTCTTCACGTAGTATTTCTGGATTTTTATTAAAGTCTCCAAATTTTTTGCCATTCAAATTAAATGCACAGAAATCACATTTGAAAATACAGCCTCTTGCCGTTTCAAGTTGTAAATCTTCTCCTGGTCTTATATGATCTGATTCGTGCCATGTGATTTTACATGTGGTAAAATCTTCAAATTCATACATTTTATCTGTAATGATTCTGCCCAGGTGAGATTCAATCCATTTTAGTTGATCTCCATATTTTAAATGACGAGATAACGCAACCGAAGGTCCTTCTCCTTGACCAACAACCCAATAGTCTATACCTCTGAATTCTTTATGCAGCGCTTTATATCCACCAACGACGATTTTGCATTTTGGGTTAATCATTTTTATTTGGAGAATAAATTCTTCCATTTCATCATCAGAATGCGGAAACAGCGTTTGGAATACTTGGTTAAGTTGTTTTAACCCGCCAAGAGGTGGTGTAAGCCAAAGCTTCATGTCTTCTTCAAAAGTCAAATGCTTTCCAAAAAGAGTACTAGCGAATCCAACCCATAATGTTTCTTCGCTAACTTGCGCGTCAATAACTTCACTCACTTCGTCGGGCGTCATGTCGCCAAAAAATTCTATTGTTTGAACTGTGAATCCGTTATTTCTCAACTCTGTTGCGATTCTATATGGTCCTGCATATCTACTAAAACCTAGTGGACCATTACAATCATTGAATATTATTATTTCAGCCATTTTAAAACATTCTCAAAGGTCGCTTCATTATTTTGAAACGTAATTCTAAAAACTTTTCTATCATACGGACGAGCAGATACTTTGTGCATAGATCTAACATCTACTAAAGCTGTATCATAATAGAATTCGCCATCTTCAAATTCTATAGGTGCAGGATCCGGAGTAAGAATACAATTAATAGCACACATGGATCCTTCTTGATCTGCATGCCACGGTAAATCTTTGTTTGCTTCAATTAGCAAATAATTTACGATATATTTATCATAAGGCAAATCATAATAATCTATAAATTGCTTTGCTATATTTTCTGTTGTTTCATTACTAAACAAAAGCCAAAATCCGTCGAACTGATCTTCTCTGCCGTCCTCTGTTATTTCATACTTACCTTTGAGTAATGTATCAAACTCTTTTAATAAAGTGTCTTTAGGAAATATATAGTCTAATTCAATTAGCTTCATTTATTTTTTCTTTTATTTCATCAAATGAACTGCCATCGCCATAAAACACAATCCTAAACATAATTCTCGTATTTGGATTGCTTGGCACTCTATGTCTTTTTCTTATATTTAACAAAGCTGCTTTGTAATACGTCTGCCCTTCTTCAAATTCAACGGGCGCATTATCATTGGATAGCAAAACATTTAAGCCGCACCCAGCAGGTTGCCTGTCAACGTGCCAATCTAATTCAGTATTAGGTTCTAACACAATGAATTGTGTAACGAAAGATGCACTAATTCCATAAGCATCACAAAACTCCTTTGCAATTCTATTTAACAAAGGATCGTGATGTAGTTTTTCATTTACTTTAAATCCTTTGTAAGTTCCTTCTAATCCTTTGTCATTTTCAAAGTCTTGTGGAGCCCACCAATCTGCCATTTCGGAATAAGTTGTTTTGAAATAGTCCAATAATTCTTGATTAGGAAATTCATAAGTTACGTGAAATATTGACATAAATCTTTGTGCCTTGTATTTCTAAAACTAATTCTCATTAAAATTCTTTCTTTATCTCTATTAAAAACCGCGTGCTCTTGCATAACATCTAATGCAGCACATTTGTAATAAAAATCTCCTTCACGGAAAGTTACTGGGGCTGGATCATTTGTCATAATAACATTAACACTTGATCGGCATCTTGTCGCGTCATCTGTATGCCAACTCAATTCGAAGTTCTTATCAATCCACATAAATTGCGCAAGTATATCATCTTCAATTCCAAAGTATCTACAGAATCTTTTTGCTTCCTGCATTAACAGAGTATCTGTATCAACACCATAATCATGTGTTCCGTAAACAGCTAAACCATTTAATGTATTTTTTGTAGTTTTGCCATCTTTACTAAATTCATAGTCTGGTTGTGGACCATGTTTCATTCGCTCGTATTCTTGCCACAATAAATCCATATTAAAATCATAATCAATATCTACTACTGGTTTTGGCCAATTTGTTTCTTCTGCTTTATATACTGTTAAGCCAATTCTAGGTCTAGTCATTCCTTCAACATTATGGAAAGTCTTAACATTTAATTTATGCCATTTAAATGGTTCTATTTTTACTTTTTCAATTAGATTTTGATCTTCGTCATAGAAGCAAGTATAAACATCATCACCGCCTGGATCTATAACATAATTATATGCAGCAAATCTATTTGAGTCTTTATGAATAGGTAAACGAGGTGGCCACATCACATGAACTCTTGAAACATAAGATTCATTAAATAGCAATTCACCAAGATATTCCAAGTTACCTTTTGGTTTGAAAATACCGTAATAGCCATTTGTAGGAACGTGGTGTAAGTTTTGACCTCGATAAATTGTTTCAAATATTTGATTCATATCGATGTCGATAGTTGGTAAATCTAAATATTCAACGTTCATGGCATAGTCCCATTAAAGTGTCGTAAGCTTCAGCGTCGAATGAAAAAAAGAACGTATATACGTCATCTCCCAAAGATGCTGCAAAGTGTTGTTTAGCTGTATCTGTAACATATAGTCTGCCAGATTCCAATTCTATTCCTTCGTGTGATTCGTCGTAGTATTCAAATATATATTCATCAACATTATTAGTACCCCAGAATCTTAAATAGTTTGTTGGTATATTACAATCAACGTGAGGATAAAAGAACGATCCTTTTTTCCACCATAATATAGCTGAACGAACCATATATTTTTTAACCGGTTCTAAACAATCAAAACACGGCAAGTCTAAAATCTCAGTTGGTATGCGATAGTCCATGTCGTATAAATTGGTACCGTATTTTTTATTGTACGCATCTTGGGGATATATACACGTATCAATGTCCATGTCTAGTAGTCCAGTCATATTAACAACACTTATTCCTTTGCGGAACATTTTTTCTAAATGCTCTTCACCCCAGTCACGGAACATTGGTTTGTAAGGTTCAATTTGTTCTTCAAAAGCTTTTATGTCAATTTTAAATGGAAGTTCTACAAATGACTTAGTATGTAATTTATAATATTCTTCTTCATCTATCCAGCGCATTAATTAATCCTTCGTGATAGTCTTGAATCCATTTATCATTTTTCTCATAAAGCTCTTGTGGCATATTTCCATACTTTAGCATGTCAAAACTTTCTTTATGAGTATATCCCAAACTTCTCATTCTAGGATAACTAAAAAAGTTTGTGTTTTCTTCTAATGCTTTATTGAACCCGCTGTTACCTTTTCTCAATTCTTGTTTCCACTTATTTGAAATTTCTACACATTGATTATAGTTTAATGTATCATGTTCCCAATAATATGGACTAAATTGTAATTTGCGAATACCATACTTTTCGTTGTTATTATTAAAGTCATCTTTAGCTTCAGTTCGGTAATCTGGCGGTCTTAAATATAAAACTTCCCATAATATTTTATCTATGGATTTTTGATGAACCAAAAAGTCTAATGTATCGTCCAACGATTCAACCGTTTCTCCGACCAGGCCTATAATAAAGCTTCCAAGGATAAACATTTCATCGCCAGTTTTATCCTTCATCCATTTAACAATATCCTTTATCTTTTGCGGATTTAACCCTTTACCTACAATTTTGGCTGCGGTTGGATTGAATGTTTCAATACCTAAGAAGACACCCCTGCATCCAGATTCTATCATCATATCTAGCATTTCAGGATATGCTTGGAACATATCAGGTCTACAATAACTAATCCATTCAACTTTAAAAGGCAAAGAAGTAAATACGTCATGAATCATTTTTACTTTTTCTAAACTATCATTTACAGTATCGTCTGTAAGACTGTATCCGACAGTTCCAAAGTTTTCGTAGTTATAAATTAACTCCTTTCTTAGTTCCTCTTTGCTTTTTAAGGTAGTACCCATTTTATCAAACATACAAAACTTACAACCAAACTTGCAGCCTTTCGATATTTCTAATGGAAGCCACTCATTATTTTGGACGTAATCATTGTGATCCCATTGTACTCGTAAACATTCTGTTTTATCGCTGCCAGCATTATTACCTTCACTTATAAACATAACATTATCTCTGTACTGTACATGCACAAGATTTGTCGTTCCATTTATATAATTTGGCACTGATGATTCACCATATCCGTGAATAAAGCAATCTATAAGTTTCATTGCCTCAGGCAGTTTTGGCTTATCGGGATCTACAACGTAACGTTTATACCAAACATCAACACTATGACCTCCTACGAAGATCTTGGCATTAGGAGCAATGAGCTTAAGTTCCATTAGCCAATCAACCATATCTTCGTGTTCTTCAAACCAAAGATTGAAATCGTTTACGCGCTTGTTAGATGTATTGTTAAGAAATGTTGTGCTAATACCAATAAACTCAGTATCAAGCCCAATAATGCCATCTTCTACATATGAAAAGAAATCGTCTATTTTTAGAAAATAATCTACAACAGCAACAGACTTGTCCGGACATTTATTTTTGATAGCTTGCTTTACTGCATATGGTCCTAGATACCTAGACCAAAAACTCCATTTTCCGAGACCTTCATTCTTTTCTCTTTTCTCGGAAAAAATATCATTGAGTAAAACTACGTTCATTGTTCTTTTCACCTAAAATAACAAAAACCAAATGTATGCGAGTTTCTCTACTTCCATTCAATGCAGTGTGGTATTTTGAAGTATCAGTCCACCACCATTCATGTTTAGGTAGCTCCATAACTTCATCTTCAATTATCATCTTGCATCCAATTTGAGTCTTTAAAGGATAATGAATTCTAGACGTCGGGTCGTAATGCCAACTCATGCACGTTCCCGGGTTATTTTTCATTAACCTAACTCTACCAACTTCATAATGTTTACTTACTTCATTATAAGCGTTTTCAAAAAGAGTACCTTTAAATGCATCAATAAAATATGTAAAGTCATCTTCATCTAAAGGATTATCGTGTGGAGGAACAAAAATTTTTTCGTTACCAGCTTTGTCAAGCTCTTTATACATCTTACTCCAATCATACCACAGACTATTTATGCCTAAATACATGTCGTTAGGCTTCTCTGGGATTGACGTAAGACAGATTTGATTACCATTACCCCAACTAATAACACCTTCGTCAAGAAGGCGTGTATACTCAGAATAAAGGTCTAGCTGAGAAAATTTTAGCTTTTTAAAATGCTTCAGTGTATCCATAGAGTTATTTATATAAAAAAAATTAAAATAATTTGAAAAAAAGTGTTGACATTCGTTTCAAGAAGATCTATAATAGCATCATAAACTAAAGCAAGGAATGAAAACATGATGAATCTCAAAGCTGGTGACCTAATCAAATCTTACGACTTCTCTAAGGAAATGCAGCCTGGTTGCTACATGGTAGGTTTGGTTGAGGAAGTTACTGAAACTTCAATCGCATGCAAAATGATTAAATCTTTCTTTGATGGTAAAGAATACGACCACGTTTCAAAAGAGTTCCGTACTGTTCCGCAGGGTATGGGTTTCTTTGATGATCGTGACACACGCATTGAATTGATTGCAACTAAAGAAGAACTTGAAATGGTAATGGAGGCTGCTTAATGCGCACTTTTAAAGTAAAGGTAAATGGTTCATTTGTAACAACTATCAAGGCTTTTACCGTAGATGAAATCATGGAACTTGTAGAGGAATTCTATGGTCGTACTGTTAACGTGGAGGTAACTCTTTCATAATTTTTTTCAAAAAAGGGTTGACAAAAATCCAGCCTAGTGTATAATTGATTTATCACCAATAGAGGAATACTGTATGAAACTTGTTATTACTACTCAGTGCAAAGAAAACTACTCTGATAATCCAAATATTCCATATTGGAAGAATAAAGGCGGTTATGTCTATGTAGTTGAAAATCTGTCAAAACGTAGTATCGAAAAGATTGAGTCTTTCGGTATTCCTACTCTTACTAATCTCATTGAATCAGGTAACTCTTATGCTATAGAATATATCATCGATCATGAAATTGTTGATGATGAAGAGGTAGTATTTGAATCTTGGGAAACACAATACTATTTATCTTACCAGACTGATAAAGAACGTTGGGTTGCGCGCGCTATTCGTAAGCTTGATGTTTCTGACTTTGATAAGGTCATTGAAACTTGGGTTATGGAACCATGCGGCGAACGTAGCGAATGGAAAAAAGAATACCGTGCTCGTAAAGACGGTAATTGGTATTCCGCAGAGGAAGCAGTGGAGATATTAAACTTATGATGAAAAAACTCGTTAAAGGAAAAATTGCTGTATTAGTATCATACGGATATGGAGCAGGTTGGTATAGTTGGCACGAAAATAAAGCAATGCTTTTCGATCCTAATATCATTGAGATGGTTTTAGAAGAAGCTGGCGAAACTGCAATTGCTAAATACTGTCAAGTTACATATCCAGATGAATGCATTAGTGGCATTGAAGGCCTTACTGTAGAGTATGTTACACCCGGCACAAAGTTCCGTATCGATGAATACGATGGTAGTGAAACTATCATACGCGAAGAAGATGACGACTGGATTATAGCATAGGAGATTAAGTCCATGAAAAAAGTTAACTCAGCATTCCGCGCTTTTATGTATGACAAATGGTTGGAACACAAGGATGAAATTTTTGAATGGACAAAAGGTATGCCAGAATACGATGAAAAATATTACTTCTCAAAGCATAAGTGGATGTTGAAAAAAATGTTTAAAGAAAAAAATTCAAAATAATTTGAAAAAAAGTATTGACATTACTTTTCGTTTTGATTAGAATAGTACCATAAATTAATCAAACAGGAATTTATATCATGACTAAGCGCACTTCAGATTCTTATGTTTTTACTGCTGACATTAATTCTGCCTACGATATGGAGCAGATTGCTGTGCTAAGAAAAGCAGTTAAGATCATGAACAAAGCTGCTAAAGCACGAGGTGAAACTCCTAAACGTGTAGAATTACGTGGCCGTAAACCAGCTAAGAAAGCTGAAGTTCGTAACTTCTGGACTGGCAAAACCTCTGCACGTTCATACGACTTTGGTGGCAATATTGTTGGTGGTATCGCCAATGCTACTAAAATTGATGTTTACATCTACGACCGTCGTTCTTAATTGAGGTACTTGTTATGAATAAAGTTGAATACAACAAAACTTTTACATTTGAAGTTGATGCGTCATTCGGTCTTTTGTCTAAAGAAGTAATCAATGAAATGTTTAAAGATGGTCGTGTAGCTAGTAAGTTTCTTGAGAATCATATTCCTGTTTGGTTTCCTGAACTCGAGTTTGTCGATGCGCATGGCTACGATCATGTCAACAAAGAAACAGGTCGCAAACTTGATGCCAAATGTTTTACTAAAGGCGGTCTTACCTACGCACCATCTAACATGCTCGGCGGCGGTCGTAAAATTATTAATGAAGTAGCTCATGAGCATGCACATGAAATTGATTACATTGCTTGCGATATTGTCGACTTCCCTTCTGTTCGTATTCGCTTTGTTAATGGCAGTGATTTGGTTGAGCAGTTTCCAAATTGTAAAATCCCTAAATCAAAACGTGAGGAGTTCTTTGCATGAGAAGTACAGAGCGTAGAGAACATGCTTTAGTAGCCGGTGAAATTGGCGAAAATTTAGTAGCTAATTTTTTCCCTTTTGCAAACAAAACTGATGATTGGTATGACCGAGTAAAGGATGGCTTTCTCGGCAATCTTCGTTATGAAGTGAAAACTCTAAGGCTAAATAAAAGGGATCAGGGTTTCTGGATTGCTGAAAATCAATTTTGGAAACTTGATAATGTTGATGTATTGATCTTTGTTAACATACCAGAAACGCCTGAAGAACAGGCTATTCTTTACCTATTCAACAATCATAAAGACGAAGAATCGTATACTGAGTTTGAATATAAAGGTAAAGGAATGCGCAATTACAAGTTGACAAATTGTATTGCATTGTGTATTATAGATCATGAAACGTCTTTAGAACTATATGAGCATTCTAACAAAATGCGCACCTACAAACGATAGGAGTATATTATGTCAAATAATCCAGAATCTGCAAAAGTTCTCGCTGAATGCGCTGAATTGCAAATGAAAAAAGCTCGTGATTATCAAAATCCAAACTCAACAGTACAGCAAGCTGATTACTACCCTAACGGTGTACAATCAATTCATGACGTAATGCATGGTAAAATGCTTCGTATGAAATCTGTAATGGAAGCCATGCGTGGTCAAGATTACGATCCTAACTTTGAATCGCTAGAAGACTCTGCTAAGGATCTAATTAACTATGCATCATTCTTTGTTGCATACTGCCGTGGTAAGATTGAAGGCCAAGACGGTACACGCGATATCTTCAATCGCCCAATTAAAGCAAGTCAGTCAGATGAAGATTAAGTTAGAAGTAGAAATTGATACCGAGTTAGAAAAAGACCAAGCTCTTCTTATGGAGCTTATTAAGATATTAGAGGAATACAAAAATGCTAACTGTGAATGATATTCGTCAACACTTTATTGATGAACTTAAAGCTGAACGTTTTACTGTAGATCGTTCTGGCTCAAAGACTATTGAAATGCTTGGTGCATCATTCCTCGCTGATGAACCTGCTATCTTTGGTGAAGTAAATCAAGAGTATGTTGATGCTGAATTAGATTGGTACAACAGCCAATCTACAAATATTAATACACTTGCTGAGATTTATGGTCGTTCACCAGTTGCATGGCAATACTCAGCAAACAAGTATGGCGAAATTAATTCTAATTATGGTACAATTGTATTCAGTGACAAGTATTATAATCAATTTGAAAATGCATTACGTGAACTACTTCTAAATCCAGATTCACGTCGTGCTCAAATGGTTTACAATCGTCCTTCTATTTGGGCTGAATTTGATGAGAATGGTAAGAATGACTTTATATGCACGAACGCCCAAACCTTTTATATTCGCGACAACAAGCTTCATATGGTCAGCCAAATGCGCTCTAATGATGTCGTATTTGGTTATAAAAATGACTATGCCTGGGCAAGACACCTAATGCAACTTATGGTTGATCGCTACAATATAGAAAATGCGACTACTGCAGAAACCTTTGGTCCAATTCTTAAAGTAGGCGATTTACATTGGCAAGTAATGAACTTACACGTTTACGAGCGTCATTTTGATTTGGTGAAGTAATATGGATAATTTTTCTTTCGACCCAAAAACTGGTAATAAGACTTATTCTATTGATACTGGCATTTATGATATTGATAAAGAATACAATGCAGCTTACACCATTAAAGTCCCAGACTATAAATGGAAATGCCAATTAACAAAAGGTACTTATTACTTTGTTGAAGAAGGCAAGCAGCCTAATGCTTTTCATCGCTTTATGCAAAAACTATGCTTTGGTGTAATTTGGAGAAGATTCGATGCCAACCGAGACTGAGTTTGATTCACCTATTAATTTAGGTCAGCAACTTATGGCTATCACTGCAGAAGAGTGTGGTGAATTAGTTCAAGTGTGTATGAAGATGATGCGTAAGCATGGTCATATTGACGATATGTATTACGATAAGAAATACCGTGCACAACTTGTAGAAGAAGCAGGTGACGTACTTTGTATGCTTGAACTATTATCTGAACATGGTCTATTTGATTGGCGTGAAATCTATGACCGCGCAGATGTTAAACGTGAAAAGCTCAAAGAATGGAGTACACTAATCCATGAATAATATACTATCTACAGTAAAATGGGATAAGCGCTTTATGCGTATTGCCCGCGAAGTATCATCATGGAGTAAAGATCCATCGACTAAAGTTGGTGCTGTTATTGTAAACCAAGATCGCAATATTATATCAACTGGTTACAATGGATTTCCGCGTGGTATAGAAGATTCAATAGATCGTTTGGAAGATCGTGAAGAGAAATATCCTCGCATTGTTCATGGCGAAATGAACGCACTCCTTAATGCACTATACAATGGTGTATCAGTAAAAGGCGCTACAATTTACGTATGGGGTTTACCTGTATGTTCTGAGTGTACTAAATCTATTATCCAAGCTGGTATTAGTCGTGTAGTGATTACCGACATTAAAGATACTAAATGGAAAGAATCTTGGGAAAAACATTCTCAATCTATGCTAAGCGAAGCCTGTGTTTGGATTGATACTATTGAAGAAAATAGTTTGGATTAAGTATTTACAAAATCCTTTCTGTGACTTATAATGGTCATAAATAAACGCGTGATCATTTTTCATTATGGAGTTTATATGTCTAAAAAAATCTTAATCACAGGTATGAATAAGTTGCAATGCACGAAAGATTTCTTTCTAAATCAGCAGCTTCAGGTCGTACCATCTCATTATTCAGTTATCCGTTGCTTAGAAGATATGGACTACGAGGTTGAACAAAGACCCGTAGAACTAGGCGAGGACCTTTCTAAATACGATGAGGTAATCGTCTATATCCATAGTATTCAAGCCTTCTGTCAGTTCCTCTGGGCCGGTCTGTACGCTGTTAAAGCACGCCCTGATTGTATTATTGCTTTTGACGATTGGCAGTTTAACCAGATCTATGGCGCTATTGAAACTTATAAAGAAAAGCTAGAAGAAAATGACGAAGGTGTTTTCCGTGATTACCTATTTGATCTATGGCAAGGTAAAGAAGATAAAGCAACTGTAATGTCTTATAAAGATGATTACATTGAAGGTTGTCGTATTATTACCAGCAAAGAAAATCGTCTATTGGTAAGTGCATTTACAGGTGGCGATCTTTCTCTTCTCAATCTAGATTGGAAAGAAGAAAACGTTTATCAGTTCAATCCAAATCCATACCACTTGAATCGTCGCGCTGATAACGGTTATGGTACAGGTGATGTAGGTCTTGATTCTTTCTTTGGTCAACCAGAAAAAGAATTCAAATGGAACTTTGCTTCGTTAGTTCAAGAGAAAACTCGTAAGTGGCTTAAAGCACAACAACCCGATGATTGGAAATGGGAAATTGTTTTCTACGGTGCTAAACGTGGTAAGTACAAATCAGAGCGTAAGACTGAACCAGAAATGGTAAAAGTATTTGAACAGCAATGGGGTTGCTTGATGCCAGGTTATTTCCACGCAGGTTCTGGTTGGTGGCGAGCTCGTCCTCTTCAAGTTGCAGATGCTGGTTCTATCATCATTGGTGACAAACCAGAGATGATGGTATATTATAATGATGAAGCATTAGCAGGTTTACGAGTACAAGATGTAGAAGCTATGGATCTTACTCAGCTCAAAGCTACTGCTAAAGCTCAACGTGACGCACTATACGATAACCATCCTCTTGATAAAATGATTCAACAGGAAGAAATGAAAAGAGTTCTTGAAGCATGAAACGTGTACTAGTTGTAGGCGCTGGTTTTTCCGGCGCCGTCGTTGCTCGCGAGTTGGCTGAGCATAATTATAAAGTATGGGTAATTGATTCTCGTGATCATATTGCTGGTAACGCGTATGATTACGTAAATGAGCATGGTATTCGTGTTCATAAGTATGGCCCGCATCTATTCCATACAAACAACAAAGAAGTATTTCAATACTTAAGTCGTTTTACTGAATGGGTTGATTACAAGCATAAAGTTAAGGCTCAGCTTGATGATGGTCGTTATGTAACGCTACCAGTAAATCGCGAAACGAAAGAAATCGTTGGTGAGGAAAATGTTCTTGATACGTTCTTCCGTCCTTACACTAAAAAGATGTGGGGTGTAGAATTAGATGAGCTTAATCCAGACATCATCAACCGTGTGCCAATCCGAGACGATGATAACGAATATTATTTTCCAAACGACGAATACCAAGCAATGCCCAAAGATGGCTATACTGCTATGGTAGAACGAATATTGGCGCATGAAAATATTACCGTGAAGCTTAGTACCAACTACGACAAATCTTTGAATCTATTATTCGATCATGTTTTTAACTCAATGCCAATCGACCAATATTTCGATTTTAAGTATGGCGAACTTCCATACCGTTCAATTAAGTTTGAAACAGTTCATTTACCAGTACCGAAAGCTCTGCCAACTGCTACCGTAAACTTTACTCATGATGGTCCTAAAACGCGTGTAACTGAATGGAAAAATATTCCTTGTCACGGAGACAATAAATATATCACTACGCTGACGTTTGAAGAGCCATGCGATTATAAAGATAATAATATGGAACGTTATTATCCTATTAAAGATCGTGATGGTAAGAATCGTGAGCTATATGAGAAATATAAGAGTGAACAACCTGAGAATATGACCTTCATCGGTCGTTGTGGTCTATATGCTTACCTAGACATGCATCAAGCTGTGAACTCTGCATTAGCTACTGTAAGGAAATTTTTATCATGAGTGAATTTACCCACGCAAGTATTGTACCTCTAATTGGTGGTGAAACCATTGGCTCTCATCGAGCCTTTGGTGCACCTCCAATCCATTTTATGTCATATGAAGCATTTGCTAATAATGATCGACATATTCTAAATTATTATAAAAATGAAATTCCATATCACGTTCTAGATAATGGTAGTAGTATTCCAGAACAAAAAGCAGATGTTGTTTCGTCTGTTTGTCCTTGTGCTGGTCTATCAATGATGTCTCATGGATATGGTGACGACAACCAAAATAATAAATGGATGGTTGAAACCGCAAATCTAATTCTTGGTAATTACAGACCAAAAGTATTTTGGGGAGAGAATGCTCCAGGCTTTGCTGGTAAAATCGGTAAAAATGTTCGTGAACAACTAAAGCAAATTGGTAAAGATAATGGATATACAATGAGTGTATACCGTACCAAATCTTTGCTACATGGTGTTCCACAAGTTCGTGAACGTTCTTTTTACTTTTTTTGGAAAGGTGAAAAGACGCCAATCTTTAATTTCTATGATCGTCAATATACACCTATTGAAGATCTAATTCGTGGCGTAAAATCAGATTTTCAAATGGAACCAATTAATAAAAAGAAACCATCTGAAAATCCATATTACCGTTATATTCTAGAAGAAATTCACGAAGGTCGCTCTCATACAAATCATTCGCATGAAATCGATCCTACTTCAGCTCGTGGCGTAGATGCTTTCTCTTACATTGAAAGAGCAGGTCATTCTTATTTGCAGGTTGCAGATTGGATGGAAAAGAATGGTTACGAAAACGAAGTAGAAAAATGTAAGTACAAGCACGAAAAACTTGCAGGCGGCGGTAGCATTATGCGACGTGGTGTAATTGTTCCTAAGGATCGTATTGGCGCGTTTGTTGGGCATTATCCGACAATGCTTACTCATCCCGATGAAGATCGTTTTATTACATATCGCGAAGCAATGTCTATCATGGGCTTGCCTGAGGACTTCGAGTTGGTTGATGCTAGTCCTAAAGTTGCTAACCATATATGCCAAAACGTACCTGTACAAACAGCTCAGGACATGGCTACAGAGGTTCTGGCATCACTAAAAGGTGAACGTAAATGGGTTGACACTGACTACATTTTGCAGTATAATAATACCAAGAAAATTGAATACTCGCAGCCAACAACCACTCTTGAGGCATTTCTATGAGAAATGATTTTATTCTAGATTTTGAAACGATCGGCCAGTGCGCTCGCAAAGCGCCTGCCATCGATTGTTCTTATCTTGTGTTTTCTTGGGATAGATTTTTAGAACAACCTTACTCATTCCATGAACTATGCCAAATGGCTAAGAAGTCTAAATTGTCTATTGCTGACCAAGTTAAAAACTATGACTTCTCGTACACCGAAGCAGATATGCAATGGTGGATGGAACAACCAAAAATTGTTCGTAAAAATATTAAACCAAAACCAGATGATCTTACAGTTCCACAATTTATAGAACAATTAATTAACTATCTTCGTGGATCAGAACATATTAACTATTGGTGGAGTCGTTCTAATACGTTTGATCCAATCATTCTAGAACACCTTGCCATGTCAGTTAACCGTGATAAAGTACTAAATGAATTTTTACCTTATTGGAAAGTTCGTGATACCCGTACATTTATCGACTCAAAACTGGACTTTCCAGCTAAAAATGGATTTGTTCCAGTATTAAATGAAGAAATGTGGACGCTTTATTTTAACGCCCACGATAGTACTTGTGATATTGCGGCGGACGTTCTTCGTCTACAAGCTATTCACAGATTAGAAAATGATTTGGAGTTAACAGAAATATGAACATTCAAGTGACGGTTGACGAACTAAAAAAGTATAAGCTTTTCGTCGGCACTCCAATGTACGGTGGCCAGTGTGCTGGTTCATATACAAAGTCATCAACTGATTTGGCTTTGATGTGTGCAGCTAATGGTATCGACGTTAGATTCTATTACTTATTTAATGAGAGTCTAATCCAACGTGCACGTAACTATATTGTAGATGAATTCCTAAGATCTGATTGTACTCATCTCGTATTCATTGATGCTGATATTGCGTTTGATCCACGAGATGTATTAAGTCTATTGGCTGTACAAATTCAAGATCCAGAAAAATTTAATATCGTTACTGGCCCATATCCAAAGAAAGCTATTGCATGGGAAAAAGTTAAAAAGGCTGTAGAATCTGGACGCGCTGAAAACCCGTTTGATCTAGAACAATACACAGGTGATTTTGTATTCAACCCAGTTAATAAGTTGAATTCATTTAATCTAGGTGAACCACTTGAGATTGCTGAAGGTGGCACAGGCTTTATGTTAATTCCTCGTGAAACACTTGAAAAATATGCTGCAGCATATCCTGAGTTGCAATATAAACCAGACCATGCTCGTACAGATCAGTTTGATGGATCTCGTAACATTACAGCATTCTTCGATTGCATTATTGATCCACAAAGCAAACGTTACTTGTCTGAAGATTATTTCTTCTGTCGTAAAGCGCGTGAAATCGGAATGAAAGTTTGGATGTGTCCTTGGATGCAACTAAATCATATTGGTACATATATTTTCAAGGGTAATCTTGGAGCTATTGGAACTCTAGGCGTATCTGCTACAGCCGATAAAACCAGTAATAAGAAAGCGTACAAAAAATAAATGTTGACACTAACTAAAAACTGTAATAGAATTAACAAGTATTCTACAATAACAGGAGTATCTATATAATGAAATTTTCTGAAAGCACTCTTACAATCCTTAAGAGTTTCTCAACCATCAACAAATCAATCTTGATGAAACCAGGTAAAGTACTACGTACTATTACGCCTGAAAAAACTCTTATGGCTTATGCTGAAATTGGTGATGAAATTCCTGCACAAGCATGTGTATATGACTTATCACGTTTTCTTTCAATTCTAGGTCTTTACAAAGATCCGGATGTTGAATTCCATGATAAATACTTTATGATTACTGAAGGCAAACAAAAAACTAAATACGCTTTTGCTGATGTGTCAATGATTCACACCGCACCTGATAATACTCCATCGCTTCCGTCAGCTGATGTCCAAGTAACAGTTTCTTGGGATGATCTTCAGTCTGTATTGAAAGCAGCTGGTGTACTGCAATTCAGCGAAATCGCCTTTGTAGGTCAGGACGGTAAAGTATATCTCAAAGCTGTAGATACATCTTCTCAGAACGCAGATGATTACGGCATTGAGATTGGTGAAACTGAGGATGAATTTAAGATGATTATTAAAACAGGCAATCTTAAACTTCTTGCTCAAGATTATCAGGTTACTCTTTGCGCAAAGGGTATCGCTGAATTTAAAGGGGATGTTGCCTCATACCTTGTGGCAATTGATACTAAGTCGACTTATAAGAAAGGATAATTAAACTATGTCTGATGAACAAATGCAAGAACAACAAGTACAGCTATCACTACAAGATATTGCTGCCGTTGTTGAAATGATTGATGTGGTGTCACGTCGTGGTGCCTTTGCTGGTAATGAACTTGCTGGTATTGGTATGCTTCGTAACAAGATGGAAGTATTCCTTCGTCAAAATGCACCACAAGATGCTGCCGCTAATGAAGGTGGCCCTGAAGTACCTGCTGACGCTCCCCTGGCCGATAAGGTACAATAAAAAAGAGGGCGAAAGCCCTCTTTCCTCTGTTTTACTTTTATATTATGATTGGTGATTATATGTCTGTTGATGCAAAAGCTAATGAAGTTTTGTTTGTTGAAAAATACCGTCCTCAAAAAATTGATGATACTATCCTCCCTGAAAAAACAAAAGCAATGTTCAAAAAGTTCGTTGCTGATGATAGCATTCCAAATCTACTTCTTACAGGCGGTCCAGGTGTAGGTAAGACTACAATTGCAAAAGCCATGCTCGAAGAAATGGGTTGTGATTACATTGTTAAGAACGGCTCACTTAACGTAAATATTGATACTCTTCGCTACGAAATTTCTACATATGCATCTGCTGTATCACTAGCTGGTGGTCGCAAATACGTAATCTTCGACGAGGCTGATTACCTTAATGCTTCGTCTGTTCAACCAGCTCTTCGTAACTTTATTGAAGAATATTCTTCCAACTGTGGTTTCATCTTTACTTGTAACTTTAAAAATCGTATTATTGAACCACTACGTTCTCGTCTATCTGAAGTTGATTTTACAATTGAAACTTCTCAACGTCCAAAGATGGCAGCTCAATTCTACAAACGTGTTCTACAAATTCTTGATAATGAAAATGTTGAATACGACAATAAAGTAGTTGCGAAGGTTATTGAAAAACATTTCCCTGATTTTCGCCGTGTACTAACTGAGCTTCAATCTTACTCTGCATCAGGTAAAATTGATGAAGGTATTTTTGTTAATCTAAAACAAGAATCACTTGACGAATTATTCAAACTACTTAAAGAAAAAAACTTTACTGAAATGCGCAAATGGGTTGCTAAAAACTCAGATCAGGATATGAACGAAATGTTCCGTCGTATCTATGATATGGCAGGTGACCGCGTTGAAATGCGTTCGCTTCCAGGTTTTGTTGTAACTCTCGCTGATTACATGTACAAAGCAAACTTTGTCGCAGATCTTGAAGTTAACATGGTTGCATTCCTAACTGAAGTTATGATTGAAGCCGAGTACAAGTAATGATAGAAAATGTTATTGTAGCAATAATTTGTTTGGCAATGGTGTGGTTCACTTGGTGCACTGTACTTTTAGTTGAAGAAAAAAAGCAACGTCAAATACGTCGTCGTAACGAATGTATGGGTGGTGAAGATGGGCAAGTGGATTAATAAACTAATCAGTAAAAATACGATTGAGTGTTTTTACTGTCAAAAATTAGTTGACAAGAAAAAGGCTTTTAATGTAAAATTAAATACTGCCGAAGGTCTTCTTACTTTAAAAGCTTGCCCTGAATGTGCAAAAGACGTTAATGACGTTCTTAAAGCAGTTGAGGAAATTAAAAATGACAATGCCTTCTGAAAGAACTCGCGCAGTACTTAATACAGAACAATTTCTTATAAAATTGTGTATTCCAAAACAATCTCCACGAGTGCCAAAAGAAATTCGAGAAGAAGCTCGTAGATTGTTAAAGCATTATCCTTCACGATATAATATGCATCACATTCAAGAAAGCTTTGAAGAAATTAAAGATCCGCAAATGGATGCACTTGATGAATTAGCTAGATTAGGACAGGAAATAGAAAATGAGTAAAGATATTAGTCCATTTGATTTTATGAATGCTGCATCTTTTTCTAAGGAAGATCTTATTCGTAATAGTGAATTGCCAGAACAAGCAGAAAAGCAATATAACAGTTATCTAGTTAATCGTGGCTTTTCTAATTTTGAAGATACTATTTTGCATGCCAATGAAATGAATATGCGTCATCATCTTTTTGGTGCTGCTCAATTTGATTACTATAAAGGTGCTCTTCGTAAACGTAAACGTTTTTCAAAGTGGCATAAAGCAGATAAAAGTAAAGATTTAGATGCTATTCAAGAAGTATATTCTTGCAATCGAACTGTTGCTAAGTTGTATCTTAAAGCTCTATCTAAAGAACAAATAAAAGAAGTACATAATAGGCTGATTACCGGTGGACCAGCAAAATGACGAAAATAATAAATATTCGGGATGGTCATGGTGAACATCAGCATGTAAATAACAAGAATTAATAAGGTGCTGTCTATTATGCAAACTGAAGATATTTTTAAAGGAGTCGGTGTTGAGATTACATTACCTTCGCCTGATAGCTTTCTAAAAGTAAAAGAAACTCTTACCCGTATTGGTATCTCTTCTCGTAAAGAAAAGAAACTATATCAAACTTGCCATATTCTACACAAACAAGGACGATACGCTATTCTACATTTTAAAGAATTGTTTATCCTTGATGGTAAAAAAGATACCTTCTCAGAAGAAGATAAAGCTCGTAGAAATACAATTGTAAATCTATTAGCCGAGTGGGATTTGGTTGCTGCAGTTGATGCAGAAAAAACTAAAGAACCAGTAGCTCAACTAAATCAGATTAAAATTCTTTCTCACAAAGAAAAGAATAACTGGACTTTAGAGGCAAAATACAATATAGGAAAAAAATAAATGAATGTTTATAAGGTGATTGAGCATGCTGAAATTCCTCAGTATGCAACTGCAGGTTCGGCCTGTTTTGATGTTAAAGCATGTGTAAAGAATGGAGATCGTTTAAAATCCTATAATGCTTGGAATAAGGAAATGCCCATCGTGGTAAAAGGTGTCGGTAAAAACCCTGATGCTTTTCAACTTCCACCGGAAGTGCGTGTTCTTATTCCAACAGGTCTAATTTTCGATATACCAGAAGGTCATGTAATGAAGATGTACATTCGTTCTGGTATAGCACTTAAGAAAGGTATTGTACTTTCTAATGGTGTAGGAATTATCGATTCTGACTATGTCGAACAATCTTACATTATGATTACCAACGTATCAGATAGTTTGGTAACTATTGAAAATGGAGAACGTTTGGCGCAATGTCTAATTGAAAAAACACTCCAAATGGAGATCACTGAAACTACAGAAAGACCAACTCAAAAATCTGAAAGAGATGGTGGATTCGGTAGTACAGGTACAAAATAAGTATACAGAAATAACACTTTTTTGTATTACATCTGTATACTTAATATAAATAAAAGTGGGAATGCCGATTGGGTTCCCATTTAAATCGCCGGTTGCATAACGGCACGACAACTCGCTTAATAAAGGAGAATTAACTATGACTAATACTCGTAGATTTACTACTGACTTACTAAATGACCCTCTATTCATTGG